AAATACAAAATCCTCGCTCCGGCGCTGACTGTGGAACCTGCAAAAACCACCGTTCAAATCGTCATGGGAGCATGAGATGGCTATTTCATTAAGCAGTCTGAGAAAGACCGGGGTTGCTCGTCCGCCGCGCATTGTGGTGTACGGCACTCACGGCATCGGTAAATCAACCTTTGCTTCACAAGCCCCGAACCCGGTCTACATCGTGACCGAAGAAGGGTTGGATGCAATCAACGTCAATGCGTTCCCGGTCTGCCAGTCAATGGACGACATCATGGACGCGATTGGCGCACTCGCAGCCGAGGATCACGACTTCAACACCGTGGTGCTTGACTCTGCGGATTGGGCAGAGCAGCTCGTCCACAAGCGCGTGGCGAAGGACAACAACGTCCCGACCATCGACGCCATTGGCTACGGGCGTGGCTACAAGTCCGCGACGGAGTACTGGAAGCAGATACTTGACGGGTTTGATCACTTGCGGAACGTGAAGAACATGCAGGTGATTCTGCTTGCTCATACGCAAGTCAAGCGATTCGATGACCCGCTTGCGGACCCGTATGACCGTTATCAGTTGGACCTGCATCACGGCAGCGCCAGTCTGATTAGTGAGTGGTGCGACATCCTTATGTTTGCTAATCAGCAGTACTCGACCGTCAAGAGCGACGTTGGCTTCAACCAAAAAGTCACTCGTGCGGTGGGCACAGGCAATCGCGTCATTTACACGCAAGAGCGACCGGGGTGGCAAGCCAAGTCACGTTGGCCGTTGCCGGACATGCTGCCGCTTGATTACCCCAAGTTTGCGGATGCTTTGGGCACCGCTATGAACAACATCGTAGGAGAGTAAGACCATGGCGCTTTTAAATTTGAACCCTGCTGACTTCCAGAACATGGGCGAGGACTCGCCTGAGATTCTGCCCGCTGGTGAGTATCAGATGCAGATTGTGGACTCCGAGCTGCGCGCAACGAAGGCGGGCGACGGTCAGTATCTCTGGCTGGAGTTCAGCATCCTTGGCCCGAAGTACGCGGGTCGCAAGTTCTGGGACCGCTTGAACCTCTTCAACAAGAACGAGGCTGCGGTCAAGATCGCCCGAAAGCAACTGGCTAACATTTGCTCGGCACTCAACTTTGAGAACCTGCCGACTGACTCGGTGCAGTTGCACAATAAGCCGCTGAAGGTTGCCATCACCCACAAGGAAAACAAGCAGGGTGCTCTGGAAGCTCGACCGGCGTACATGTCCCTCAATGGCGTAAGCACGGCTCCTGCGGCTGCGACTGCTCCGGCACCAACCGGCGCTGCAACGGCGAAGCCTTGGGAACGTCACAAGAAGTAACAGTTGGGGCGCGGCATTCGAGAGAGCGGTATCCCCACCCACCACCTGCTCCCCCGCGTGTCGCGCCCCTCTTCGGAGGGGGCATGGTTAAGCTACCAGAACTTGAAGATCTGACTTTACGAGCAATAGATAATGCACTTGAGAATACTCAGGAAGTAAGGACTCGTCCTTACCTTGGAGCATCGGCCATTGGAGACCCCTGCGACCGCAAATTGTGGTTGAACTTCAGGTGGGTTAAGCGCGGCTTCATTGAGGCTGCGGGGCTACGACGAATCAATGATGGACACCGGGGCGAACAGGTCGTTGCAGATCTGCTCCGGATGGTTCCGGGGTTAGACCTTTCCACGGAAAAGGAACCCGGTGTTCAGCATTCTTTCGAGCATTTGGGCGGGCACTTTCGCGGCAACTGCGATGGGCTGCTAACCGGACTTTTGCAAGATGCCCATACGTTGTATGTGTGGGAGTGCAAGATCATCAACGAGCAGAAGTTCAAGAAGCTGCAAAAGCTAACGGACTCTGATCAAAACACGGCGCTTAAAAACTGGGACATTGTGTATTACGCACAGGCTCAGATTTACATGCATTTTTTCGGTGCTAAGAAGCATTACCTGACGGCAGGGTCGCCGGGGGTGCGGGATCTAACAAGTGTTGTAACGGAATACGATCCGGGCGAAGCCGAGAAGTACATAGAGCGGGCAAGACGCATCATCTTCTCTCCCCGCCCTGCGCTCAAGATCTCCAGCGATCCGGCATGGCACGAGTGTAAGTACTGTTCGTTTCGCAGTATGTGCCACGAAGACGAACTGCCGAAGCGCAAATCGTGCCGCACCTGTTTGCACAGTAGCCCGCAGCAAGAAGGCGGGTGGAAGTGTGAATTGCACAAGAAAGACTTAGACATGCCAGCCCAAGAACAAGGCTGCGAGAACCATTTATACGTCCCTGATCTCATCCCCGGTGAGCAGGTAAACTCGGGTCCTAACTGGGTCGAGTACAAGTTAAGGGGTGGGACGATATGGATAGACACAGCGAGATAGAGGATGAGCAGATCGCAGAGTTCACGCTGACCGATGATGAAATGATCCTGATCCTGAAGGGATTAGACATCTACGGCTACTCACTCATCATGTCCGAGAACGTCCCCGAACTGCTGCTCGTCAAGAACATCGTGACGAAGATTTTGTCTCAGCTTCCTAAGCCGGAGTTGAATTCGTGATTACGTTAAGACCATATCAATCCGAAGCCATTGATGCCACGCTGAAGTATCTAGGCGAGGGCGACGGCAATCCGCTGATCGTGCTGCCTACGGGAACCGGCAAGAGCATTGTCATTGCGGAGTTCTGTCGTCAGATTTTGCAGCAATGGCCAGATAGCAAGATCCTGATTGTCACGCACGTTCGCGAATTGATTAAGCAGAACTACGATGAACTGAAGAACCTGTGGCCCGAAGCGGCTGCGGGCATTAATTCGGCAGGGCTTAAAAAACGCGAATTTGACCCGTCTATCGTGTTCTGCGGGATACAGTCGGTTTACAAGAAAGCATCAGGCTTTACGAAGGTAGACCTCGTGCTCGTGGACGAAGCGCATCTGATTCCGCGCAAGACGAACACGATGTATCAGAAGTTTCTGAACAATTTGAAGATAATGAACCCCCATGTGCGAGTGATTGGTCTAACGGCTACGCCCTACCGCTTGGACTCAGGATTGCTGCACTCGGGCGACGAGGCGCTGTTTGACGGGATTTCGTATGAAGCCGATCTCAAAGACATGGTTGAACAGAACTACCTCACGCGCTTGGTATCAAAGCAGCCAAAGACCCGTTTGGATGTCTCCCAAGTGGGTATCCGAGGCGGCGAGTTCATTCCGGGCGAACTGGAAAAAGCCGTCAACCGAGCGGACGTTAACGAGTCGGTAGTACGGGAGATCATGGCCTACGGGGCTGACCGTAAGTCGTGGCTGATCTTTTGCTCAGGCGTTGGCCATGCCACCAACGTGTCGGAGATTGTCCGGCGCTACGGGGTAAGCTGCGAAACCATCTTCGGGGACACGCCAACCGCTGAGCGCGACCGCATCGTGCGCGAGTTCAAGCAAGGCAAGATTCGTGCGCTGGCGTCCATGGGCGTACTGACTACGGGCTTCAATGCCCCGGCGGTGGACCTGCTGGCTATCCTGCGGCCCACTCAGTCAACCGGCTTGTATATACAAATCATGGGTCGGGGCATGCGGAACCATCCGGGTAAGGATGACTGCCTCGTATTGGACTTTGCAGGCAACATCGCCCGACATGGGCCTGTGGATCGGGTTAACCCCAAGAAGCCCCGTAAATCGAACGGAGAAGGCGTAGCGCCGACTAAAACCTGCCCCAAGTGTCAGAGCATCGTCTTTGCGGGATCGTCTGAATGCCCGGACTGTGGCTATAAGTGGCCAGCGACCCCGCCCGCTATCGACCAGACGGCAACGACGTTGCCTGTGATGAGCGCCAATGCCCCGGCGACATGGCACAAGGTCAATGCGGTGGTTTATAGGCTACACAAGAAAGCCGGTAGCCCGGACTCCATGCGGGTTGAATACCGCTGCGGACTCGACGTTCATCGGGAATGGGTCTGCTTTGACCACAAGGGCTATCCCAAGGACAAGGCGCTCAAGTGGTGGCGTAGGCGTATGACCGGCCCCGGCATCCTCCCTAATGCGACCGTAGATGCTATCGCCAAAGCCGAAAACTTGATAAAGCCCGTTGAAATCAAAGTCCGAAAGAATGGTAAGTACACAGAGATTGTCGAGTTTAGGTTTGTGCAGAATATGCAAGCGGGAAGCTCGGGGGTTCCTGTACCTTCCTCCGGCGGGGGTGCTGCGCCCGAAAGCCCGGTTCTGTTCAATGCGGTGCATGGATGACTATATGATCGACAAGTCACCTAACGAAAAGATCGCCCTCAACGAAGCCTCTGCCGCTGCCGGAATGTTCATCGAAGCCAGCGGGACTTATAACTTTTTGGAGTTCAGGCCAGATCAGTTTGACGAGTTCATCGAAGCCATCGTCACGGCTTACGTAGACTCACTCCAAAACCAGCGCGTGGATACTGAAGGAGTCCGGTTTCCCTAGACCTCTTTGCCTCGAAACCACGCTCGCTCGCGCTCAATAATGCATGGCTCCGGTGGCAGCAAACAACTGTCTTTGTAGGTCAACACGTAGAATCCGCTGCCCCAGTTGAGCGGCCCTGCTTCGGTATAGTCAAACTGCGGTCCTTTGGGATCAGCCAGTGTTCCGCAATCAATGCCCCAGTGACGGCCACGGTAATCCCCCCACGGCTTGTGCTCCAGCTTGTGAAGGTGACCATGCACGTAGTTCACGCCGGATCTCAAGACGCTGTTATAGGCTGAATGAATGCCGCCCGATACAGGCCGATGCCGCACTACGGTCCATCCCTCTGTCTGCGCATTGATGTGAACAGCCCACCCAGCTCGCCAACGCGGAAGATAGTCAAGCAAAGTAGATCCGCTCATCTCTTCCAGCTCTGGAGCGTTTTCGCACAGATACCGCTCAAAACGAGCGTCGTGGTTGCCAATGGTTCGTATCAAAGCAGCCTTGGGGGCGGCACGCTCTAGCTCAGCACAACGATCCTGAACGGCAGCGAGTTCGTCTTTAAGCGACGGCTGCTTTTCCCATAGGTTTCGCGGGTGACGGCTGATCCGAGCGCCGTCCAGCACATCGCCATTCAATATGATGACAGCCGGACTAAGCTGCTTGGCTAACCGGCATAGGGCTTCGTGCGCCTTGGAGACGATCAAGGGCCAGTAATGCGCGTCAGACCCCACGAGCACCACGCCGTTCTTGACGTTGACACCCATTTCTTTTTCATAACGCTTTTGTCGCGCTTCGGCCAGCTTATCCAGACGCTCTGCTGTTTTTATCTTTTCGCTGTTGTTGTAATTGCCAACGGGTCTAGTCTTAGCCTTCAGGCTAATCGAATACTTGCCTTCAAGGTATCGCCGCCGATGGTAAATCTGCCTGAGAGTGACTCCTGATCGTTCTGCTACCTTTTTGGCGTCTCCGTTGCAGGATTCCCACAAGAACCTAAACTCTTCATCCGTCAGTCTTTGAGGCACGTTGCACCTTTATCCCCAGTTCTTTGCGGCGCTTTTGAGTGGCCCGATCATCACGGGTAGCCCTCCACTCCAGATGACCGTCGTTCAATTGGTACTCTTCCTTGTGTACCAAAGCACAGTCGCAACACTCTGTGTGCGTATAACCCCGGACCCGGTACCACTTGCCGTCCTCAATCTGGACCGGGGTGTACTTGTCCTTCTTTTTCATAGGGTTAACTCTACCTGCTTGAGTAGCGTCTTAGCAAGACCTCTTCTGCTGGGGTGTAAACAGACCCACCACGAGCCATATTGCGAGTCTGCATTGCATCAAAGAGCTTTTTGCGCTTCTCCAACGGCGTTGCGTTGAACGTGCTGGCATTCATCAAAAAGTCTTTGTTCAGCCCCATAGACGAAAAGTAATCCCCAAGCTTGGCGCGCTGATCGCTGGTCAAGCTCTCGTAGCTGTAGGGTTCAGCAGCAGGAGCTTCGGGTTCAACAGCCGGGGCAGGCTCTTCCTCTGATTCAGGCTCTTTGGCGTAAGCGTTGTAAATGACGCTAGAGGTCACCGCGCCAACACCCGGCTTATAGCCCAATTGAGCAAGAGCCTTGTTGGCAATCCGCTGTGCTGCGGCAACGTCGTTAGCGCGTTCAATCTTTTTCTCAATAGCAGACACAACGCCGCCTGTGTCGTCTTTCAAGATTTTGCTAACAATAGTTTCTATTTCGTTAGCAATCTGCTTCTGCTGGGATTTAACGTACACCCGCCGTCCAGTTCCCGCTGCAATAGCGCTGCCCGCTGCAATCATGCCGCCAAGAATAGACCCAGAGGCAATGCTTCCAACGCCGCCCAAAATCGTCGCCAAAGTGGTAGCACGAGCCAACCCCTCGGTCGTGTTGAGCGGAATCTTTTCAGCTTCGATGTTAATGGCATCGCGCATGTCAGGAGTCAGTTCACCCAACGCTCTACGTTTTGCTTGCGCATCAACACGCAATGCCCGAGCTGAGGCAAACTCAGCGTCAGCCTGTTTTTTGGCAAGTTCTTCCGCTTTTCGGCCTTCATCGACCTTTTGCATCTCGCGGCCCGTCTGACGCACTTTTTCCGCAGCCGCTTCGTTCTCTTCTTTAGCCGCAGCCTGAGCCGACTTTGCATCTCTCTGCGCTTGACGTTGTTCACCACGAAGTGCTTTGACTTCGGCTATGTTGTTAGCTCGCTCTTCAAGACGCGAGCGAGCATTTGTCAGCACGCTATCAATTTGATCACGGCTCATGCCCGCACGCATAAACGCAGCCTGACGCTCAGGAACAGACAGCGACTGCTCAATCAGCTTGTCATCCATGGAATTCAATACATCGCCCAAGGCAGCGCCGACCTTTTCACGCATCTTGGGGTTAGCACGCACGAACGCCCCAATCTGATCTAGCGAGCCTTCCTTGAGCGGAGAAGTTAGCGAGGACTTAACTTGCGCTTGCAGCCCTGAAATGGAGCTGATGGCTTTCTCAGCCTTGTCAGCACGAGCCTCCATACGCTTTGCCCAGCGTTCCTTGAAAGCCGCAGTTTTCTCTGCCTCTCCAAAAGCAACGGTGACTTCATCAGCCTGTCGCCGCAAAGCCTCATTGGCCGTCGGGAACTCTTTTAGGAACTCGCCATACCTACCCAAGACCTTTTCGTAGCCCTTGGGGGTATTACCCGCTTGCTCGGTCAACGACTCCAAAATGATGTTGTCCAGCTTGTCGTAGTCTGCTTCGTCAAAGAAGGAGGCTTTAAGCTGTTGAGCAGAAGACTGCGACGGCCTTGACAGCGCCGTGTCCAAAACAACTTCAGGGGTTTCAACAAAAGTATTGCGACTAAACTTGCGCGTCTCCGTGGCCTTCTCGCCAACGCCAAACTCAAAGTCATCTAATGGACGCGAGGACTCGGAATAATTCTTGTTGAAGTCTTTATAGCCTTCGCCAAATTCGTCCAGCGCGTCGTCAATGGTCTTCAGCAAGCTCTCACGAGTTTTCTCGGTAATAGCCTCATAGCCTGTAGCCGTATCTCCAGTACGCGCTTTTTCGATACGTCGTCGTTCTTCCCACAACTTTTCAAACTTAATGGGGATGATTTCACGGGTAATTTCCCCATCTGCACCAACTGTCTCTTTAACTGGCTGAAGTTCATTTAGCAACTTGGCATGAGCGCGACGAACTTCATCTCCATAGCGACTAGCGTCTTCAGCGCGGCTACGAACAAAGTCAACAAGACTACGGAATTTTGGTGCAACACTGATCGTTTGCCCAGCATCTTCCTTGGCAAGGGCGGTCTTCAAAAACGGCGCTTCTTGAACTTGGCCAGTTATCGGATCAACGTCTCGGCCAATTGCATCCTCGCGGGCTTTCTTCAGTCGATCACGACGATCCAAAATCAAATTACGAAACTCTGTTGCACGATCTTTCTTGGGTCGAACAGGCGGCGGTTCAACAGTGACCGCTTTGGCGGTATCTGCCTCCTCTTTAAGCTTCGTTGCCAAACGGCGGAATTCGGACGCACGATCTTCAAGCACCGGCTTAGCATCTGCCGCAGCTTCACGAATGTTGGTTTCCTCCAACACTTTATTTGCCGCTTGATCTTTTTCCCGAATTTGCTGAATGCGGTCTTGAACAGTTTCTTTAGCCGCATCGCGCTTAGCCGCAGCTTCAGCAACCTTTTTATCAGCATCGCTCTTGACGCGAAACTTCTCTTCCTTGGCTTCAATCTGTCGTCGCTCAAGATCAGCCTTTTGAGCCAACCGAGCCTTTTCGTTTTCAAGATACTTGGCCTTGAGACGAGCAGCTTCTTCCTGTTTTACACGCTCAGCCTCACGGGCAGCGGCTAAGTCCGCTTCAATCTGTTCCCTGCCCGGAGTCTTTTCCCGCGCAATGCGTACCGCAGCCTCTTCAGCCGGGGTAGCTCCAACGGGACCTACGTTACTCAACAACTGACGAGCACGGGTAAATGCACGCTTGCCCAACTGGTAAACCGGTTGAGCGGCTTCACCCGCAGCGCCAAGAAGACCAGTAATCAACGCGGCTTCTTCGCGATTCTCAGGGGTAATGGCATACGCTGTGCCTGCTTGTCCGGCTGTCTGAAGCGCGCTCATGCCAAGCCTGCTGGCAACTGGAATCTTGGAAACAGCCGCTGCCGTAGCGCCAAAAGGAAGAATCTCTGGAATAACTCGACCAAATTCATAAACTTCTTTTTCAGGGGCGCGGGCGGCAATAGAAGCCTCAAGTTCTTTAAGCGCACGAGAAGTTTCAGTTTCTCCGCCCAACTCGGTAACACTGCGAACCATGCGAACAGCGCCACCGGGAATGCCCAAGAGCCCGCTTACTCCACGGGCAGGGCTAACGTCAGTCGGAGTGCGCACATCTCTTGGAAGCAAGGGAAGCCTACGCTGATCTTTATTCTGACCGGGATAACGACGCGGCCCTTGCGGTCCTTTACGGAATGGTTCTACTGGAGCAGAAGGCGTCC